AGCCCAACATTTTCAGCACCGCGCAGCGTATTCAGCTTGCACAGATGCAGTTGCAGATGGCGCAGACGGCGCCGCAAATGCACAACATGTACGAGGCGTACTATCGCGTGTACGCGGCGCTGAATATCCGCGACATCGACGGCATTCTCCTGCCTCAGCACACGCAGATGCCGAAGGATCCTGCGACCGAGAATGCTTCGGTGCTAAATGGCATGCAGCTCAAGGCCTTTGCGGGCCAGCAGCACGATGCGCACATCGCAACGCACTTGATGATGGGTCTTTCGCCAATCCTCCAGAGCAATCCGATGGCTGCGATGGCGCTTCAGCAGCATATTCTCGAGCATGTGCGATTGAAGGCCGAAGAAGACGTCGAGGCGGATGTCTTCAAGCTTTACGGCACGGATCCGGATCGGATGGTTTCCGCCATTCAGAAGGAAGGCATGATTGCCATCAAGATATCGCAGTACATGCAAGAGGTCCGCACGATGCAGGACCAGATTTCGGGTTCGGCGGGCGGCGGAGAGGATCCGTTGGTCGCGCTCAAGGAAAAGGAAATTGAGCAGCGCGCGGCATCCGAACAGGCAAAGATTCGGCTGAACCAGCAGAAGTTGCAACTTGAGCAGCAGAAGCTTCAGAAGTCGACGCAGATAGACCAGGCCAAGCTACAACTGCAAATGCAGCGAGGAGGGCGAAATGCCGCTTAAGAAGGGATCGAGTCAGAAGACGATCAGCCGCAACATCGGCGAGCTTGTCGGAGGCTACAAGGAAAAGGGCCGCATTGGCACGAGCAAGCCGAAGAGCCGGTCCGCTGCGGTGAAGCAGGCGGCAGCGATTGCGTATGCCACCGCAGGAAAGTCGCGCAAGATGGGCCGCGGCGGCGCGATGGGGCCGGCCAAGGTGGTCAAGAAGAAGGATGGAAACCGCCCAGTCAAGATTTACTGAGACGACAAGCGCTTCGGTCGGTGCGCCAAACCGACTGCTTTTCATGGAAACTAACCATGCTTGAATTTGCCGAAGCTGTGCTTCGTGAAATCAAACTTCTGAGAGAAAGCTCGGAACAGATAGTCCTGAACGGAACGATCTCCGACATGGAGCGTTATCGCTTCATGATGGGTCGCCTTGAGGGGTTGAAGCTGGTTGAAGATTCCGTGAAACGACTGCTCAAGTCCCATACGGATGACGACGGCTTTTTGATCTAAAGGAGACCCAAAGTGAAAGCAGCCGCAAAAGAGCCCACGGCGTTAGAGAAGAAGTGGGCAGCAGAGGCCGAGAAGCATGTTCCTTCGTTGGAAGATGCGTACACGGCCGAAGGGCTCAAGCCCGATAAGCTCCATGAGTCGGTACTCAATCGCATTCCCACTCCGACCGGGTGGCGCATTGCGATCCTGCCATACCGAGGCGCGGAGAAGACCAAGGGCGGTATCGCATTGGCCGAGGAGACGCAGCGCAAGCAGCAGGTCTCCACGGTGTGCGGTTACGTGCTCAAGGTCGGACCGATTGCCTACGGCGATGAGGGGAAGTTCCCTACCGGCCCGTGGTGCAAGGAAGGCGATTGGATCATCTTCGGCCGCTATGCCGGCGCGCGGATCCCGATCGACGGCGGCGAGATCCGCTTAATCAACGACGACGAGGTGCTCGGTACTGTGGCCGATCCCGAAGACGTCCTTCACATGTGGTAACGGAGAGTCAGATGTCAGGCGAACAGTTGGAATTTAACCTGGGCGACGGGGAGACCCCCGCCACCGTGGAAGTGCAGGAAGACGGGCAGGCGGCGGTTGTCGCGGAGGCCCCTGTAAAGACGGAACCTGCGGGGCAGGAGCGGGAGCTCGATCAGTACAGCGATAACGTCAAAAAGCGTATCGACAAGCTGACCGCGCGCTTGCGTGAAACGCAGCGCCGTGAGCAGGCGGCCTTGGACTACGCCAAGCAGGTGCAGGTGCGCGCGCAGCATCTTGAGCGTCAATACCTTCGCACGGACGAAGAGCGGCTGACCGAAGCCAAGGGCCGTGTGGAAACACAGGTCGTCGCGCTCAAGCAGATCATCCGCAAGGCCCGTGAAGAGGGCGACGTTGACACCGAGACCGAAGCCCAGCAGCGGTTGGCGTCACTGACCTACGAGCAGAACCAGATCGATGCTGCCAACCAGCAGCGCATGGCATGGGCCGCGCAGCAACAGGCGGCGGCCCAGCAGCCGGCATCGCAGCCCGTTCAGCAGCCGCGTCAGGTCGACCCCCGTGTCGAGGAGTGGGCGGAAAAGAACAAGTGGTACGGGCGGGATAACGTGATGACCCATGCTGCCTGGGGGATTCACCGTCAGTTGATCCAGGTTGAGGGGTTTGACCCCAACTCGGATGAGTACTATGATGAGCTTGACAAACGTATTCGAGACGCTTTTCCCCAAAGGTTCGGGGACAACAGCTCGAGCACGCAGAGCAGGACCCGTAACGTGCAAACGGTTGCACCTGCCTCCCGATCCTCCGGGATCAACAATGCTGCACGCCGCACTGTCAAGTTGACCCCAAGTCAAGTGGCAATTGCTAAAAAGCTGGGCGTTCCCCTTGAGGAATACGCTAAGTACGTGAAGGAGTAACCCATGTCAGACGCTAAAACGACTACTCGCTTTTCTCGTGAGGTTGAATCCCGCGGGAACAACGCGCGGCGTAAACCGTGGACTCCCCCTTCTCGCTTGGATGCGCCTCCGGCTCCTTTGGGATACAAGCACCGCTGGATTCGAGCTTCGGCAGGTGGGGTAGAGGACCGTCCGAATATCGCAGGCCGTCTCCGTGAGGGGTACGAACTGGTTCGTGCGGACGAGTACCCTGACTTTCCGGTTCCAACAGCGGATGATGGTCGGCATGCTGGCGTGATCAGCGTGGGAGGCCTTCTTCTTGCTCGTATCCCAGAAGAAACGGTCGAAGAGCGCAATTCGTATTACCGAGGCAAAGCGAACGACCAGATGCAGGCCGCGGACAACGAGCTCATGAAGAGCAATGCTCATTCGAGCATGCGGATTGAGCGCCCGAGCCGCAGGTCTCGCGTTTCATTCGGCGGCTCTAAAAAAGCCAGTGAATAACTTTTTCTGAGGGAACACGCAAATGGCTAACGTAAACAAGCCCTTTGGTCTCCGCCCTCTCGGCAATTTGTCTGCGACTGGGGCCCAGAAGCAGTACGGTTACGAGATTGCGGACTCCCAGGCGGGCGCTATCTTCCAGGGCGACCTGGTGACCTTGAAGGACGGCTACATCCTTAAGCTCGACAATGCCTCCCACACGGCGGCGGTCGGCGTGTTTAACGGGTGTTTCTACATCGACCCGACGACGGGCAAGCCGACCTGGAAGAACTACTACCCGGGCAGCGTCAACATCACCGCGGGCAAGATCGTTGCCGACGTGATGGACGACCCGAGTCAGTTGTTCATCATCCAGTGCGATGAGGATGCGGTGCAGGCTGACTTCGGCAAGAACGCTGACGTCACTGCCTCGACCACGGGTTCGACCGTGACGGGCCTCTCGGCCATGACGCTGGATTCTTCGGACATCGGCACTGCCGCTGCCAAGAACCTCAAGCTGATTGCCAAGTGGGACATTCCGGGCAACAACCTGGCCGAGAACTACACCGTCGTGGTTGTCAAGATCAACGAGCACCTGTACGGCAGTGCCGGTGTGGCTGGTCAGTAAGGGGTAACTAGATATGGCAATTTCACGTGCACAACTTGTTAAGGAGCTCGAGCCGGGCTTGAACGCCCTGTTCGGCCTCGAGTACAAGAACTACGAAAACGAGCACGCCGAGATCTACTCGACGGAAACCTCGGATCGTGCGTTTGAGGAAGAGGTGATGGAGTCCGGCTTTGCCGAGGCTCCGGTGAAGTCTGAAGGCTCTGGCGTCGCGTACGACCAGGCGCAGGAAGTCTACACCTCTCGCTACACCCACGAGACGATCGCTTTGGCGTTTGCGCTCACCGAAGAGGCCGTTGAGGACAACCTCTACGACAAGCTCTCGGCGCGTTACACCAAGGCGCTGGCTCGTTCGATGGCTCAGACCAAGCAGATCAAGGCGGCGGACGTCCTTAATGGCGCGTTCACGACCTCGATCGGCGGCGACGGCAAAGCCCTTTGCGCGGACGACCATCCGACGCTCACGGGCCCGAACCTCGCCAACGAGCTGGCCACTTCGGCTGACCTAAGCGAGACCTCCCTTGAGCAGGCTCTGATCGACATCGCCAAGTTCACCGATGAGCGTGGCCTGAAGATCGCTGTTCAGGGCCTCAAGCTCATCATCCCGAAGGAGCTCATGTTTACGGCTGACCGTATCCTCAAGTCGACGCTTCGCGTTGGTACTGCGGATAACGACATCAATGCCGTGAAGAACATGGGCATGGTGCCGCAGGGCTACACTGTCAACCACTTCCTGACCGATCCGGACGCTTGGTTCATCAAGACCGACGCCCCGAACGGCATGAAGATGTTCCAGCGTGTTGCCATCAAGACTGGTTTCGAGGGTGACTTCGATACCGGCAACGTGCGGTACAAGGCTCGCGAGCGCTACAGCTTCGGCTTCAGCGACCCGCGGGGCGTCTTCGGATCGCCTGGCGCCTAAAGAACGTGCGCAGGAGGGAGAAGGGGGTCGAAAGACCCCCTTTTTCCATGCACGTTATTCACGTATAGTCAACTTTCCGGGGGCATCCCGGTGCGTCTGACAGACCCGGCTGACGACATGCAGACAGACGTACCTAACTCGCATGTGAGGACAATATGGCTGCTACGCACTACTCTGGCCCGCTTCAATACTCGGGCAAAGGCGCCACCGGCGCTTGGGGCACGGATCTTACTACCACGGTAGACACTGACGTTATCGTCGCGATGGACGATTTCGTTGGTTC